GTAGTTTCTGATTCATCAGGAAGCACAACTAAAATAGTTGACGTTTCTGAATTAAATTCAAACAATGGCAAAACTTGCAAAACTGTAAGACTTAACAAAGTTAGTTTTAACGTTTCTGTGACAGCACCAGTAGATGCAATCAGAATGCAATGGGATGCAACAACAGATGTTGTATTTCAAACATTAGCAGGTGAAATGGAATATGACTATTCATCTTTTGGTGGGTTAAAAAATACAGAAGCTAGTGGATTCACTGGCGATGTAAACGTCGTTTTACCAGCTTGCTCTGATGGAGATACAGGTACAATCGTTTGTGAATGGATTAAAGTTTACGAATCGTAGGAGTTTAGATGGCTAATACTACTTCGGGAACAGCAACGTTCGATAAAACTTTTGCGATTGATGAAATCATAGAAGAGGCTTTTGAACGTATTGGATTAAATTCTGTGGCTGGCTATCAAATGAAGTCAGCCCGAAGATCTCTTAATATCTTATTTCAAGAATGGGGTAATAGAGGTATTCACTATTGGGAAATAGGAGAACTTAATCTTGATTTAATTGAAGGACAAGCAGAGTATAAATTTTTTAGGTCAAGTGGTGATGGCACAAGTGCTACTTCTACACCAAATGGTGTATATGGAATATCCGATGTTCTTGAAGCACAATTAAGATCTAATAGAACTCAAACTACACAATCAGATAGTCCTATGACTAAAGTTGATAGATCAACTTATGCAGGATTTTCAAATAAACTTTCTAAAGGCACACCTAATCAATACTGGGTACAAAGATTTATTGACCACATAAGTATTAGTGTTTATCCAACACCTGATTCTACTAATGCATCTAAAGACATGCATTTTTATTATATAAAAAGAATTCAAGACATAGGTGATTATACAAATGCAACTGACGTGCCATTTAGATTCGTACCTTGTATGGTATCAGGACTTGCGTTTTATTTAGCACAAAAATATCAACCACAAATGGTGCAGGCTATGAAACTTTACTACGAAGATGAATTAGCAAGAGCATTAGCAGAAGATGGTTCTGCTTCTAGCACTCACATAACACCTAAAACTTATTATCCAGGAACATAATGGGAAAGTACGCAACAGGTAAATACGCAAAAGCAATATCAGATAGATCTGGTATGGAATTTCCATATAGAGAAATGGTTAGAGAGTGGAATGGAGCATTTGTTCATGTTTCAGAATTTGAACCAAAGCAACCACAATTAGAACCAAAACCACAAAGTCCAGATGGAGTAGCATTATTACATGTAAGAACAGATAGAACTGAACCCGCTACTACTGTTAGAATACCAGACAATGGTTTTGAAACATATGAAGCAGGATCCGGTATTATAAATGTATTTTCCCCTGGTCATGGATTAACAGATAATACTACGTATAGATTTAGAGGTCCACCAACTACCTCTGCAGGTACAGGGAGTTTTGTTTATGCAAACCCAGCAGACTTTGATGGTATATCTGGGTCTAATATTGCAAAAGCTGCAGGATATACAATAAGAACAGGTAGATATAGAAGTGGAGCTAGAGATGCATCAAGTGATTATACAACTAGTAATTTTTTCTTTTTTACAGTTGACACAAATACTGCTACAAGTGGTAATATAAAAGGAGGAGGTTACGGTTGTTCTGTTGGACCCGTAACAATAGAAGCATGATTAATAAAATTTGGAATTGGATTAAAAATTTTTTTGTATCAGAAAAACAAGATCCACATCTTACTTTGTATGAAGAAGTTAAAAGTCACAAAGTAGATAAGATAAATAGAAAACATAAAAAGGAATCTGAATAATGGCTGGATTAAGTGCATCAGGATTAAAAACACAAATAAGAAGTTACACTGAAACAGACTCTACTGTATTATCAGATTCTGTTTTAGAGAATATTATATTAAACGCACAATACAGAATTTTTAGAGATGTGCCAATTGATGCAGATAGAAAACAACAGACAGGTAATTTAGTTGTTGGTCAAGAAACAATCAACGCTCCAGCAGGTGCGGTTTTCATAAGAGGTATACAAGTGTATGATTCAACATCAGCTACAACAGGTGCGAATGTCTGGTTAGAGAAAAAAGATATTACATATTTACAAGAATATGTGTCTTCAACAGAATCAGCTAAAAGAGGTCAACCTAAATATTATGCTATGTTTGGTGGAGCTACAGGAGAATCTGACACTACGTCTGGAAGAATGATGTTTGCTCCAGTCCCTGATCAAACATATTCATTTAGAGTTCATTATAATGCAGCACCGGCATTATTAGAAAATGATGACACTAATTATATTAGTCTTAATTTTCCAAATGGGCTGTTATATTGCTGTCTATCAGAAGCATATGGATTTTTAAAAGGTCCGATAGACATGTTGACACTATACGAAAATAAGTATAAACAAGAGGTACAGAAGTTTGCTAACGAGCAAGTTGGTAGAAGACGAAGAGATGACTATACTGATGGCGCTGTTCGTATTCCGGTAACTTCAGCAAACCCATAGGAGATAAATTATGGCAATATCATCGGCAATTTGTACAAGTTTCAAACAAGAAATTTTGGTGGGAACACACAACTTTACTGCATCTAGTGGTGATACATTTAAAATAGCTTTATATACAAGTTCTGCATCTTTAGGTGCTGCAACAACTGCTTACTCAACATCGAATGAAATATCAAACACATCTGGATCTGCATACTCTGCAGGGGGTGCAACATTAACGAGCGTTACGCCAACTACTTCTGGAACAACTGCATTCTGTGATTTTGCAGATGTTAGTTATACTTCAGCATCTTTTACAGCTAATGGTGCATTAATTTATAACTCTTCACAATCTGATAAAGCTGTTGCTGTTATCGCTTTCGGTGGTGACAAAACAGTATCTAGCGGAACATTTACAATTCAATTTCCAACAGCAGACGCAAGCAACGCAATCATTCGTATAGCGTAAGGAGGGTCAAGTGCCCGACGTTACTTCAGGATGGGGCCGATTAACCTGGGGACAGGCTAATTGGAATAGCGCTACAACTTTAAAAACAGGTTGGGGTGCACAATCTTGGAATGGTGAAGGTGGTTGGGGAGATCTTTCTGATCAAACAATTACACTCGATGGTCAATCTGCAACAACAAATGTTGGATCTTTTTCTTTTGATTTAACTTCAAATGTTTCTCTTTCTGGTCAAGAAGCAACTGCAAGCGTTGGTGATCTTTCTGTACAAGTAGATTACACAGATATCCCTACTGGATTAGAATCAACATCTAGTGTTGGTTCACCTACATTAGAATTTACATATGAACTAAGCGGTCAAGAAGCAACCGCCTCTCCTGGTTCTATTACCATGGGAGTTGCATATCTTTTAGAGATGGTCGGTCCAAACCACTCTATGACAACAAGTGTTGGTTCTCCAACAGTTGAGGGTGAACTAGGTGTACCATTAACAGGTGTACAATCAGATTTTGCAACACCAACTTTATCTTATACAGGAACTTTAGTTGGTTGGGGTAGAGATGAGTGGGGTGATTTAAGTTGGGGTGAATCTCCAAATCAAGTCATTAGTTTAGTTGGTGTAGATGCAACAGCGAGCGTCGGGTCAATAGCTCCTGCTGATGTCGTTGGATTATCTGGTCAAGAGGCTACAACAAATGTTGGATCTACAACTATTCAACTTGATTCAACTCTTGCAATTACAGGTCAAGAAGCTACAGCTAGTCCTGGAACATTAGGTCTAGAATTTGGCCCTGCAACTATATCAGGAGTTTCATCTACATTTAATGTAGGCACACTAGGTTTAGAATTTGGTCCTGCAGAAATAACAGGTGTTTCTGCAACAACAGATGTTGGAAGTATTGAAATAGGCTCTGTTGAATTAATTGATGTTACTGGTGTAGAAGCAACATCTGCTGTTGGAGCATTATCTCCAGATGAAATGTCAATTGGTTTATCAAGTCAAGTAGCGACATCTACTACGGGGTCATTTGATATTGCAGATATTATTCAAGGATTAATTACAGATGAAATTACTTCAACGACGGGTATTTTAGGTATACAACATTATGCTAATATTGACAGCGGCTCAAATACATCGTATAGTGACAGAACAACAGGCTCGAATACGTCGTATTCTGATGAAGCTACAGGATCAAATACGTCATACTCTAATAAGACTACGGGCTCAAACGGCTCGTATTCAAATGTTGCAACTGGATCAAATACAAGTTATACTGACGCTGCATAGGAGAAAAATTTTATGGCATCAACATATACACCTTTAGGTATTGAACTTCAGGCAACCGGTGAAAATGCCGGTACATGGGGAACGAAAACAAACACCAACTTACAACTTATAGAACAAATAGCTGGTGGGTTTACACAACAATCAATCGCTGGTAGTGAACAAACTACAGCTTTAACAGTTAGTGATGGATCAACTGGTGCTGTTATGGCTCACAGAATGATTGAGTTTACAGGAACTATCACTGGAAATCAAACTGTAACAATTCCATTAGATGCACAAAATTTTTATATTTTAAGAAATTCAACTTCAGGATCTCACACAGTTCAATTTAAATATGCCTCTGGTTCAGGGTCCACGTTTACTTTTTCTGCAACAGACAAAGGTGATAAAATAGTTTTTGCTGCAGCTAACGATAGCACAAACCCAGATATTAAAACTCTTGCAATCGGAACTGGTATATCAGATGTCGTTGATGATACTTCACCACAATTAGGTGGTAATTTAGATGTTAACGGAAATGACATTGTATCAACTTCAAATGCTAATATCGATATTGTTCCTAATGGAACTGGAGATGTAACACTTCAAGCAGACACTGTACAAGTTGGAGACAGCAATGCTGATGCAACTATTACTACAAATGGAACTGGAAATTTAACGCTAAACACAAATGGTGGCACTGATTCTGGAACAATTACAATCGTAGATGCTGCTAATGGTAACATTACTATTACACCAAATGGTTCAGGAAATATTGTTCTTGATGGGCTTACATTTCCAAATGCTGATGGATCAGCAGATCAGGCTTTAGTTACAAACGGTTCTGGAACTTTAAGCTTTGCTCAAGCAGGAATTTCAACAGGAAAAGCTATTGCAATGGCTTTAATTTTCGGATAAAAGGAGACAATTATGGCAAATCCAAATCTAGTAAATGTAGCAACGATTAATGGTGGTAATCTCGGATTTAATTTATCCGCTACTACTACAGCTACTTTATTAACAG